TATGAGTTTACACCTGCTCCTGGTTTGAACCTACTCGACGCACAGATATTAAGGTAATCGACAAACACAATATCTGGAGCAAAGTTGCGCTTCAACCCCAATTCATTTAGCAGTGCTTTGAAATGCCCAACGTGCGCACTGGCAGTGGGATATTCCTTGACAATTAACTTACCCTCAGTTTTGTTTCGAATCTTATCGATGCGATTGTCAAACATAGACTTAGAAAGATCCTTCAACTCACCGATGTTTACATTCATCATGTTTGCATCGATACGTTCGGCAATCTTTTCTTCGCTCATTTCTAGAGTGATATAAAGAACATTCTTACCCTGTGCCAATGCTCCTGCTGCCATGTGACACATGAACAAGGACTTACCTACACCAGTGCCAGCAAGTGCGATGTTCAGAGTCTTGTTGGGAAGTCCACCATCAGTAATCTTATTGAACATTTCAAGATCGAATGGTAGTTTGTTTTCTTTACGGTGGTAAAATTCAAATCGAGAGTCAGAATTATCTAGGTAATCATGTCCAACGTTATTGTCGAAACAAATTCCCAGTGCTTCTTGTAAGATAGAAGGGATACCATCCTGCGAATGGTTCTTATCAGCACCATCAATAATCTGAATTGATTTCATGATTGCATTGTAAACTGCCTTATCCTTACAAAACTTCTCAGTCTCTTCGAGCAACCACTTAGAATTAACTTCGAGATCTGAATCCATTTGAGTTAATTTCTCGTTTAGATTCTTAAACTCGTTTTCATTTACAGTAGTATCATTTTGTGCGGCAATCTCAATTGCCTCGATAGTCGGAAGAGAATTATACTTGACAATAAACGCATTCATGTAGTTGAATAATTTACGCTCAGAACTATCATGGAAATATTCATCACGCAAGAAAGGAATGATCTTACGAGTATAGTCCTCGTCTGAGAACATCTTACTTAGAATTATTGTCTCAATCTTCTTCGACAATGTTTATATCCTCCAATTGGGGTTCTTGTTCATTACAAATTTTCTGACAGCATGGTTCGCAAATGTATGTCTGGAATGGAATACCATTCTCTTCACCATGAAGACATAGTGCAGCATCTTTCGTAGGATGGATGCCACACCCACAATGATCACACGTTTTCGTAGTCTTCCGAAATATCTTCATCAGAAATTGCCACATTTTCATTCTCCATCATTTGTCCATTACCCATGCGATAACGATTCTCAATCCATTCGCCGAATGTCGGATCAGTCAAGACTGGCAACCAAAATTCCTTGTTGTAAGTATCACCAAGACGATACTTCTTTTCTTCATCAACTCGTTGATACCAACCATTGCTTGGTTTAATCACGTGACCCGACTCAAGCGCCATGTCGAGCAGACCAGACCACTTACTGATACCACCCTCAAAGGTAACTTCAATTGGGATCTTGCTCTTTTCTCGGACGAAGCGAGACTTCTCAACGTTGATAATAAAGTTGTAACCAACTACCTCAGTGCCTTGCTTCTCTTGCTGGCGACCAATGATAAAAATGTTATCAGCAGAGTAGTAGATACCAGTACCACCAGAGACAATCGCCTTCGGGAACATACCAATTTCCATGTAAGTATGATTGACCACGACCATAGGAATATCCTTAATGGTAAGGTGCGGAGTAATCATACGGAACAGTGACTTCATCTGCTTGGCGCGAGTCATGTCAGCAACCGACTTACCATCAAGAGCATCATCGACTTCCTTCTTGGATGCCAAGTTGCCAACAGAGTCAACAACAATCATCACACGATCCTTACGCTCAAGTTCGTTGACTTGCTTCATAATATCGTGTTTCAACTGCTCAATGTCAGTAATCGGAGTATGAATAATCTTGTTGGTATCAATACCAAAGTTCTCAAAGTAAGACTGTGGTGCACCAAACTCCGAGTCATAGAACAGAACAACACCATCCTCATACTTATCTAGGAAACTCTTTAGAAGCATCATAGCAAACGCTGTCTTGAAGTGCTTAGATGGACCAGCGAAGATGGTCAATCCTGGTGTCAAACCACCGTCCAACTTACCCGAAAGTGCTACGTTCAATGCAGGAACTGCAGTTTGAATTAGATCCTTCGTACTGAACAACTTACTTTGAGAGAGAACATTAGTCTCCTTAATAGTGCTGTTCTTCTTAATTCTATCAATTAACTCACTCATGCAAATAAATCCTCCAATGATGCGGTTACTTCGGTTTTCCAACCAAGACCTTCAATAATTTGTTTAATTGGTTCCAAGAAACTCTTCTCGAACATTGTATTATAATCTACATAACGATGAATGTCAAGCTCTTTTGGAATCTTTCCAACGAATGCAATACAATTCTCACGAATGTGATTGGGTTCTTTCAAGTAAAGAAACTTAATCTTTTCTCCCTCTTGAATTACTTCATATTTCTTATCTAATTTATTCTTACGCAACAGATGGTTATACATCAACGCACCTCGAACATGTATCGGTGTTCCCTTGGAATAGATGTCTGCACCAGAAGTATACTTCATCAGTCCATTTACGCCACGAGGAAATGCGATTTGCTCTGGTTCAAACTTGTTAAACATCATACGAGTATGCTCAATAAAACTCTGTAGAGTTTTCTCGTCAGTTGTCAATGCCAGTCTTACTGCTTCCTTGAGACTCTCGCGAACAGGTGCTGGAGTCGAGGAACGAACAATTTCGAGACCCATAACTTTGAGTTTTGGTTCTTTGTATCGGACACCCTCGTTGTCATAGACGTTAAGTGCATACCTTTTCTTCGCAACCCAGAGACCACGTTCCGCGATTGCCTCACGTTTGAATATAATTTTCTTTTGAAATGCGTTCGTGTAGTCTGCAAGTTGATCACAACTCTGGTTGATTGCCTCTGTGATTTTCTCTTCGCAGATTTTATCGAGAACATCAATGAGTTTATCACGTGATAGATTGCCATAAAACTTACGAACAAGAGGGTCCAAGGAAATATAACAAGAATCAGTATCACTGTAGAAAGAGTAGTTGTGTCCATTTGTACCTACGACCTTATTAAGATAAACATCAAGTGCTGTGCCGACTTTCTGAATAATATACTGACCAGTCATCGTGATACCCTCGGCAATACGGGAATCATAATAACGGAAATATTCATTTGCCAACGCACCAAATAGTGAGTTCAATTGAATCTTTCTTGCCATCTGAAAGTTATTATACTTAGAGATGTCATTCTTCAGTTTAGGATTCTTAGTTTGTTCATATTCTTTCTGTGCGATAATCATCAACTTCTTATAGCGTTGACGGTCATCAAAGAACTTCTGAACAATCTCAGGAAACATTCCCATCTTTTTACGAGTGAAGCAATAACCATTCGCAGTCATGCAATGATCAGCATCCTTGAGATCATCGAGGTCATACTTTTGACCAAGCAATCCTTTCACCGTTGTATCTTTTGTTGCATTCGGAACAATAGTCTCGGGTGATTGGTTGTACTGCATAATAATTGACGGATACAGAGAGGTCGCATCAAAAGAAACAACCCAATCGTACTGTCCAGGTTTTGGTTCCTGGACATATGCACCTTCAATCTGTCGTCCACGACTCTCTTTTTTCTGGGGAATCTGAATATTTAGATCATGAAGGTGATTGTAAATGATACAATCCCAGGTGCGAACCTGAGAGAAAACATCCGTATAATTGCACTTACCATCGTACGCCATTGTGAGCACAAGTTCAATCAGTTTCATTTTGCGCTCAAGCGCATCAACGATCTCAACGTCTCGAATGTTATACTCTACAAATTTCTGCCAATCCTTACTATAGAATTCTCGGAAGGAGTCATATGGGTTTTCCATCTTCTTGAGATCTAACTCGACCTCACCGATGTAGTCAAGTTTATAATTCTCCCGACGAACATAAGTAAACTTCTTGTAGAGATCAAGATAGTCAATGATGGCAACACCAGTGATGTCATATGAAACATGCTCGCGACCCATAATCGTTATGTTCTTACGACGAACAAGACCCCATGGAGAGAACTTCTTCTTCATGGTTGTATCATCTTCAGAGCAGAACAACCGTTCAACTCGAGAGATTAGATATGCGATATCGAATAGTTCGCAGTTCCAACCTGTAATGATGTCAGGATAATTCTCAGAGTAGAAACGAATGAACGTCTCGAGGAGATCACGCTCATTATCGCACTTGACATACAGAAACTTGTTGCCTTGAGCGCGAAGGTTCTCGACTTCCTCACACTTGTTATCAAAATCACCACAACCAAACGTGATGATCTGCCGAGTATTAAGATTCTTGACTGTGATCAGGAGAACTTCTTCAATGGGATTTTGAACATCAGGAAACCCCTGTTCAGCAGAAGTTTCAATATCGATCGTCTGAATGTTTAGTTGAGTAATATCCCAGAGGATTTCTCCAGGATAGGTATGAGTAATATACTGATACCCATAATTAGTCTGACCATAAATCGGGAAGTTCTCTACCTCACCATAGGTCTTAACGAATTCTTTTGCTTCATTGTTGTTGGCAAATTCTACAGGTTGTAAGTCCTCTCCATAAAGAGACTTAAACTTACTGGGTTCTTTTGACTTCACATACAGTGTCGGGGAGAAGTCTTCCCTCTTAATAAAACGCACACCATTATGTATTCCTCGGACTAAAACCTTAGAACCATATTGGTGTGCGCATGTATAAAATTTCATGTAAATCCTTCATCAATCAAATTATATTATACCATAAAAACATCATAAAGTAAAGGGATTTAGCGAAGTTTATATCCAATCTTTGCTTCTAGTTCTTCCAGTTTCATAGTTGAAACCTGTGATTTGGGAACGAGATTGTCTACGATATAGACTGCAATATTTCCACTCTCGAAAAATGCAACCTTATAAAGAAAGTCTGGAACTGGAACCTTACTCTTACCAACCAACGTTGGATTCTTAGAGTAATGTGCACCAGTCACAACCCACTTGAAGGGAACTGAACGAACACGCTCCTCAAGATTCTTCCATGCAATACGGTTGACCGAAGGCAACTGTGGTGTCATGTTAGTCATCAGGAAAGTGTCTGACATTTCTTTTGGATCATCTGCATTTGCAGCAGGAACCATGTGCCCACGATCGTAACCAGAGTTGGTATAGTCAGCATGGGTTGGCGAGTCAGCGATACGCTTATCTGGACGGAAGTCGTCAGTGCGGGGAGTTTTCTTTACTCGTTCCTGTGCAATCTCAGTTGAGAAAACGTTTGCGTTGCGAGCATCGTCGTAAACAATTGCATAGAAAGAATTACAGAGAACCGTAGTATTTGGTACTACGATTTCTTTGCCATTCGGATAGAACTGATCACAAGGGGACGCATTAGCAGCAGTCGGTAGAGCGAACAGAAATAGAGCAGCAATTAATGGTTTCATATAATGATTTTGCTTTCTGGAACGACTAGACCCGAACCATACCGAGTATTATACTCATTGAGCATACCAACTTCTGGGTCAAAAATTGAAACAATTGCACCACCACGAACAGGAACAATACCGTCCTTAGCATAGGGGCAGAATGGAGCAAGTCCAATGCCAAACTGGTTATTTTGACCTTGGGGAACCATCATAATTAGTAGAGGTTTACTGAGAACAACAAGGTTTCCATCATCAAACTCAGAAACATCTGCAATGATTTCATCCCCACTGATCAACTTAACACACTTGACATTGGACATACTTTTATACTTTCAT